ACTCTGGAATACACCCGCGCCAAAGACAGCAGGAACGGCCTTCCGTGAAGCCATGATCGCCTACTACTGCATGACGGGCAATAACTACCTGCTCGGCATCAATGCGAACATGAACCCATCAGGCAAGTTTGACGAACTGTACAATCTTCGCCCCGATCTCACGAAGATCAAGGTAGATGACAATGGGCCGCTGTACTACGAGTTCGGCAACTTCTCACCACCACGTCGGTATGCAAACCCATTCGTGATGCACAATAAGCTCTTTGCAGGCAATGACGAGGTGTACGGCATGTCGCCTGTGGAAGTTGCGGCCATGCTTGTAGACATCCAGAAAGCAGGGCAGAAGTGGAACCTGGGCCTCTTGTCCAATATGGCGCGGCCTGGCGGCGCGTGGGTAACGGACGCCTTGTTGGGCGATACCGAGTACAAGAGCCTCAAGGAAGAGATACGCCGCAAGTTTGCTGGCCCGCGCAACGCTGGCGAAACGGCTATCCTGCACGGCGGCGTCAAGTGGCAATCCATGAGCATGAGTCCTTACGAGCTTGACTGGCTTGAAAGCGATACAAAAGGTGATAGGGATATTGCAGGCATCTTCTTCAACTTCCCGCTGTTCCTGTTAGGGCTGGCTGACTCAACCTATAGCAACCAGGAAGAAGCACGTTATGCGCTCTACACCGAAATCGTCTTTCCCATTCTGGACATGTTCCAAGATAGCTTGAATATGTGGCTCACCCCGCGTTATGGCGGCTTTCTTGGCTACGATCAAGAGGATGTGGAAGCTATTCAGACGAGGCTACAGGAAGCCAAAGGGCAGGCATCGGATAGGGCGACGGCAGAATTTACCGCAAGCACCACAACATTCTTAGAGGCCAGGGAAATCCAGGGCAGGCCAAAGTTGCCTATCAAAGACTTTGTGATTATCAATAACATCCCGGTGCATGTGGAAGACCTGGACGACTACATCGCAGCTATGAGTGGCAAGACGATCAATCCGCCACCGCCTGCTCAGTTGTTGCCATCACCTACTACTACGGTAACGGAAATACCAAACCCGGATGAGCCGCCCGACAATGCGCCGCCTGCAAAGATACTCCCATTCCCCGTTGCATCCGTGAAAATCTTAGACCTGCACACCGATGCTGAGAAAGCCGCGTACTTCAAGACGGTGGAGAGCAGGCGCGCCAAATGGGAAAAGGTGGTTCAGGCCAGGCTACAGGACTATTTCAGGGATGAGCACAAAACGATTGCAGCAGCTCTTTCTCGCGGCGAGCCAGATAATGCGCCAGATAACGTAGCGCATGCCCTGACCGTCTTAGAGCAGCAAGGCACACTCAAAAACCTGATCGTTGGGATTTACCAGGATGTTGGCGAAGACTTTGGCGTGAGCGTGCTCAAGAACTTGAAATATGGCGATGCGCCCTACGAGCAAAAACTGTTCAACCTCAGCCTGAACCTGCATGCACCCGATGTGCTCCTCCATCTGTTGCAGATAGCAGGCGAGAAAGTGAAGCAAATCTACTCGACTACACTGGCGTTCTTACAAGCGCATCTGACAGCAGGGGTGCAGGCAGGTGAGTCCGTTGAGCAATTAGCGCAAAGAGTCGATGATCTCTACACGGAAAGCATCATTCCTGATAGATCACAAACCATAGCTGCAACTGAAGTTCACGGCGCCAATGAGTACGGCTCGCAAGAGGCTGCGAAAACCTCTGGCCTCTCACTCACGAAGGTATGGCTGTCGCTGCATGATAGCAAAGTGCGACCAGACCATGCGGATGCCGACGGTCAGGAAGTTGGCCTGGATGAGGCGTTTGTTGTAGGCGGAGAACAGTTGATGTATCCAGGTGACCCCGCTGGTAGTCCTGGCAACATCATCGAATGTAGGTGTACCTCGATCTTTAACAGTGTGCAAAGCCTGGATGGGAGCGATGATGAGATTGGCAAAGCACTGACGAAGTACGTCAGCACATTTCCGCAACTGGCAGTCACCAGAGAGCAGTATAGAGAATTGTTGAGGGCAAAGAGATGAGTGAATCGCTCACCTTTACCGATGAGAAACTAGAAGACTATCTAGGTGTCTGGAATAGGCTCGTAGAGAATGGACAGAGGAAGAATCTTGATATCGCCGTGAAAGCGAATTATGATTGTTCTAGGTTTCCCTTCGGACCCTGGGTATATACGATCATCTATGGTGAAGAGAAGCGGAAATTGACCTTTGAGCAATTCGAGCGCGTCAGAGAGTGGTTTGAGAGTATAGCAGAGGTAAAATGATGACCTGGACACCTGTATGCCGTCTACCTATCCAATACAGACCTGAAGACGTTGAGCAAATGGAAATACACTTGGAGCTACTCAAGCAACTGGAAGAAAAGCAAGAAAGGTTCTTGATGTTGTTTCAACCCAGGGTCGCACAGTGGCCGTGGTTCAGTGATGTGCTTTTTGACAAGATACTCAAGCTCGTCAAAAAGGAAGCGATCAAGGAAATTGCAAGAGTTGAGGCAGATTTGCACTACGCGAAGGAGCAATTAGGAGAGGCAAAATAATGGCAAACCTCGGTGAAGTAAAAATCCCTATAACATTTGAGATGACCGATGTCAGCAAGCAGGTACTCAGAGACGCAATTATACAGGTCATGCGTGACCCTGATGTAGTGAACGAGCTTGCACGCGCCATTGAACAGCGCATCGTGTCACGCATGAAATATGGGCGTAACCCACAGATTGAGGTGAATAAATGACAGAAGACACAGAGCAAGAGCAACAACCCGTACAAGGGCATGTCGCTATCAACATAGGGCCGCAAAGCATGAACATCCAGATCACGCCGCAGCCGATCACCCTTGTTATCGATGAGGCTAACATGAACCAGATGGTGACTCAATGGCTGGCCGCGCATCCAGAGCTTTTCGATGAGCTTGTCAAGCAACGTGTCACGCAAAAGAAGACGGAGTTAGCGATCATTCGTGATATCAGGAGTTCGCGGGTCAACTAGCGAAGGAGGTGAGACGATGAACGGCACTGAACTTTTCAATAAGGCATCGGAAGCAGCCTATAACTATAAATCAGTGTATGGCAAGTTTCCTAGTAAGATTGGTATTCATACCCGTCAGTTGGGATTGTTGCCGCTTGCGATATGCTTTCCTCTCATGCCAGAATTTACAATCCTGCCAATGACTGAAATAGAGGATATAGGAAATCTCATGATAGAGATACATGAGGCAACTTTTGAGCCAGTCATAGGGTCTGATATCCATATCGATGAAGTGTATCTTCCAATACCAGGGGATATAGATAAATGTGTAAGTGGTACGTTTGTAGCGAAAATGGCGAAGGAATTTGAAGAGTCATGACAGCACAAGAGTTAGCACAGCAGATCATTGATATAGCGCAAAAGGCACTTGCGAAACCTACTATCATTTACATCGGCGATGATAATGGCTTCGATGCCCGTGCCGGACTTGAGGCCATTATCAAGCTCTGTGAGGACGTACCGAAAGATCAAGAGGCATTCAAGCAGTATGAGAAGAAAGCGAGGGTGAAGCCGTGATACTACCAAAAATGCCAGAAGGCTACTATCTCCTGCAAGAATCAGGCTTCTGGTATGTCCTCAAAGATGAAGGAACGTTCATGAAAAAGCTATTGGACAAGAATGGCGATGAACTACGCTTCGAGCCTACCACTACATCATTAGCGCAGGCTGCCGACTATGCGCAAAAACACAAGGATGCAGGACTGAACTATACATCAACATTGCCAGAATGAGAAGGTGAGCCATGAGAGCGCCCAAAATTGACCGCAAAATAGAATACTTCCCCATTATCGGCGGGGAGATCAAAGCTACCAATGACCAGAAGGGCATCGTTGAAGGCTATCTGAACTATATCGGCAATATTGACTATGGCGATGATCGCACCATGCCAGGCGCATTTCGCAAGACGCTTTCAGATAGCTATTCTCGGAAAGCGGCGCAAGACCTGGATTTCCTGTGGCCTTACCTGTGGAACCACGATTATAGCCAACTGCCACCCGGCGGCGTCTTCGAGGCTAACGAAGATCGTAAGGGGCTCTACACCAAGACGCAGTTTAATCTCGATTTACAGATGGGCCGGGAACTCTATGCCTCCTTCAAGATGGGAACCATGAAGAAGCAGAGCATGGGGTATAAGGCCATCCAGGTTGATTGGGTCAAAGAGGGCGGCAAGAGCATACGTAACCTGCTTGAAGTCGCCGTGATGGAGGGCAGCGCCGTGGTATTCCCGATGAACGACATGGCTCAGGTTGATACAGTCAAGAACAATAGGAGGAATTTTTACATGCCAGGCAAACTACCAACGAAGCAGGAGTACCCTGCAATCACCAAAGACTACGCCGCTTCATATGCAGCAACCCTTCAGCAAGATTGGTGCTCAGATTTGTGGAACCTCTGGTATCCTTTACGCAATGAAGTGATCGTTGCATTCCAGACGGGTGACACGCCAGTTGAGGACGTGCAGGCAGCCGTGAAACAATTCAGCGCGGCCCTGATCGCCTATGTACAGCGTGGTGTCGAGTTGGATATGACCGAGTATCTACAGCCCGATGACGATGACACTGCACCTAGCCCCATGTACATGAGTGCAGACGACAACCCTGAGACGAAAGACACCAAAGAGGGGCGTGTACTCTCAGCAGCCAATCACGTCAAGATCACCAAAGCGGTTGACGGTATTGATGGGCATGTCAAAACAATGAAAGATGTCTTAAAGTCAGCAGCGCAACGGCAGAACACTATTGCAGGCACTACCTTGTATTCATCCTCAGATGACCCGATACCTGAGCAGAAACAAGAGGATGAGACAGAAGATGAGGCGGATATGCTGAACAAGCTCCGGTCATCAATCGACGACCTTGCAGCGACCTTGCAGTTTTCAAATGCCGATAAGGGCATCTAGCAGAGTATGCTATAATGTGTTCAAAGGAGAGCACTATGGATAGATCTACAACAATTGAAATCCAGGGCAAAGGGCAATTTTCTTCTACTGCTGAAGTGAGTTTTACATTAACTCTCCGAAGAAGTGCAAGTCTGGATGATGGTGACTTCGGCCTCCTTTTAGCTAAAAGATCAGTAGATAGAGAACTTGATTCCTACTTTCCACGTATCCATCCCCATATCACTCGCATTGAAGCAGCAATCCTCAGAGAGCGTTATAGAGATCGAGGTTTACAAACCTATCTTATGCGTGTCTATGTGACATGTCCCTTGCATGTTGTGCAGGAATTTCACAAAGCTACTGGCGTGCAAGTAGAAATACCGCAAGAGCAGATACGCTATAAACCTGGATAGCTTTATGCTATAATAGAAGAAACAACAGGCGCGGCATAGCCGCCCTGTTCCAATCATACAGGCAACAACAGAATAGAACGCTGTGAAGCGCTGACTCAGTCTACCTTCGAGCGTGGATGAAACGTGATTTTCACTCACACAAGAAAGGTAGGCTTTTTTTATGGCTTACGAAGAGCTGAACAAGCTCAATGAAGAAATCCAAAAACTCAACAAGCATTTAGATGAGCGTGTCAAGACGCTCGAAGAGCGGCAAGGCAAAACCGAAACCAAGATCAGCCAGGGTGGGCCTATCGCTGCTGAGGCCAGGGCTGAACTGGAAAAGATCAACGCCAAGATCAGCGGCGAGATCAAAGAGTACAAGAAGCTCGTCTTAGAGCAAAAAGAGAACATGCTCGCCTTGCAGCGCCCACCCGTTGCTGGCGGCTATCCTGGCTCTACCTCTAGCTCCTACAAACCCCCTGCAACCAAAGCCATCGAGAAATTCATT